ATCATGGAGTTTGCCACTACCGGCAAGTTCAACTTCTCCGATTTTGCCAAGTCGGTGCTCAAGGACATGGCCATGCTCGCAGCCAAGACCGCAGCGTCCAGTGCGTTGAGTTCGTTGTTTGGCATGGCCAGTTCGGCGGTCATGGGCTGGTTGAGCCCGGGCGCGGGAGCAGGGGCAAGTACGGCGGTAGGGCCTGGAGGCTACACAAACCAGCTCAACGTTTCCGGCATGGGATCGTATTCGCCTACTAGGACGTTCGCTAACGGCGGCGCCTTCACCAACTCCGTCGCCACCGGCCCGACCCTGGCCCCGATGGCCCTGTTCGGCGAAGCCGGCCCGGAAGCCATCATGCCCCTCAGCCGTGGCTCCGATGGTTCCCTTGGCGTGCGTGCATTGGGCGGTGGCCAGCAGGGCAGCACCAGCAGCAACCAGGTGGTGATCCAGCAGACCATCAATGTCGCCGACGGCCAGGGCGCGGGTGCTGATATGAGCTCCCAGAACGTCGCCAAGGCCTACGCCGGTTCCGCCCGTCAAGGCGCTGCCGAGCAGATTGCCCGTGACCTGAAACCGGGTGGACAGATCTGGTCCGCCATCAATGGCCGCTGACAAGCGACGACTTACGCCTGGAGAAAACATGACTACAGAAACCTTCACCTGGGTTCCCAAAGTGGAGCCCGTCGGCAGCGTCGACTTTCGTCTGAAGACGGCCAAGTTCGGCGATGGTTATCAGCAAACGGCTCAGGATGGGATCAACAACAAGAGCCAGTCCTGGCCGCTGACGTTCGTGGGCGAAGAGGCGCGGATCAAGGCCATTATCGACTTCCTGGATCGTCACGCCGGCGCCACGCCGTTTTACTGGACGGCGCCATTGGCGGCACCCGCGTTGTATCGCTGCAAGGGGTACCAGCCGACGCCGATGGGCGCTGGGGTCTACACCTTGACGGCGACGTTTGAGCAGGCTTTTCACCCGTAGGGGGGTGATCTAAAGCCAGTCCAGTCCCCCACACACCCCGCCTATTGCGGGGTTTTCTTTGCCCGGAGAATCATATGTCCATCACCGCAGATATCCAGACCCTGGAGCCCGGGGCCTGGGTGGAGCTTTTCGAACTCGACGCCACCGCCCTGGGTGCCGAGTTGTACCGGTTTCACGGCTACCCGCAACAATCCTCGATCTTCTGGCAGGGTCACGAATATTCACCCTGGCCGATCCAGGCCGAAGGCTTCGAAATGTCGGGGCAGGGCACACAACCCACGCCGACGTTGGCAGTGGGCAACGTCGGTGGTTTTATCACCGCCCTGGTGCTGTATTTCGAAGACCTGGTGGGCGCACGGTTGATCCGCCACCGCACACTGGGCAAGTACCTCGACGGTCAGCCCGAAGCTGACCCGGAAGAAGAACTGCCGCCGGACATCTGGTACGTCGAACGCAAGGTCGCTGAAAGCAGCGAGACCGTGAAGTTCGAACTGGCCAGTGCTCTGGACTTCAACGGCGTGCAACTGCCGCGTCGGCAAATCGTCGCCAACGTCTGCTGGTGGCTGAGCTGCGGTGGTTACCGTGGCCCTTATTGCGGCTACAACGGCGGCCCGGTGGCCGACGCCAATGACGTGATCGTCACCGACGCCGCCAAAGATAAATGCGGCGGCCGCCTCAGCAGTTGCAAGCTGCGTTTCGGCGAAAACAATCCGCTGCCTTACGGTTCATTTCCGGCCGCCGGGCTGCTGCGGAGCTGACCATGAACAAGACCAACCTGGCGGCCATTACCCGTCACGCTGTGGCCGACTATCCCCACGAATGCTGCGGCCTGTTGATTCGCGAAGGACGCAAGCGCGTGTACGTGCCATGTCGCAACACCGCGACGACCCCAAGCGAACACTTTCGCCTGGCACCCGAGGACTACGCCGCTGCCGAAGAACGGGGTGAAGTCCTGGCGGTGATCCACAGTCACCCGGATTACCCGGCGACGCCCAGCGAAGCCGACCGCGTGGCGTGCGAGGCCTCAGGTTTGCCCTGGCACATCCTCGAAGTACGCAAGGGCGACGACGGCATTGTCTCTCCCGGTGAATGGGCCAGCCTCACGCCGAATGGCTACCAGGCACCCTTGATCGGCCGTGCCTTTGCCCATGGCGTCCACGATTGCTTGAGCATCATCCTCGACTACTACCGTCGGGAAATGGGCATCGAGCTTGGCGACTACCAACGTGAGGACGGCTGGTGGGACAAGGGCGGCAATCTCTACCTGGACAACCTGCCCGCCGCCGGTTTCGAACAAGTCAGCCGTTTGCAGCAGGGCGATATCGTACTGATGCAGATCCGCTCGCCGGTGCCTAACCACGCGGCGATTTATCTCGCCGACGGAATGCTCAAGACCGAGCCCGAACATTACCCTGCGCCCGGCTCGATCCTGCACCACCTCTATGGACGCGACAGCAAGCGCGACACCTATGGTGGGTATTGGGGTGAGGTGACGGTTGGTTATTGGCGGCATCGACGCGCCGTCCTTTGATTTATCACATCAGATCAGCCGCACTCGTGCGGCTTTTTACTGCCTGGAGATTAACGAATGAGCAGTGAGAAAGTTCGCACAATCAAGTTGTATGGCGTACTCGGCAAACAGTTTGGCCGGGTCCATCGTCTTGCAGTTAACAGCACTGCCGAAGCGATCCATGCCTTGTGCATGATGGTCCCAGGTTTTGAACGTTTCCTGATGGAGTCCAAGGACAAGGGACTGACGTATTCCGTTTTTATCGGTCGGGAAAACATCGGTGTTGACCGCCTGAAAGCGCCTTTGGGCGATAGCGATATTAGGGTCGCTCCCGTCTTGATCGGTAGCAAGCGCGCGGGGTTGTTTCAGACGATTATCGGCGCCGTGATTTTTGCCGCCTCCTTCTTTGTGCCGGGAATGCAGGGCTGGGGACAGTCCTTGGGGTTCTCCATGATGATCGGCGGTGCCTTGCAAATGCTGTCGCCACAACCCAAGGGCTTGGGCACTCAGGACAGCCCTGCCAACCGTGCAAGTTACAGCTTCAATGGCCCGGTCAATACCAGCGCCCAGGGCAATCCCGTAGGGTTGCTTTATGGCCAATTGATTGTTGGAAGCTCAGTGATCAGTGCCGGTATTTACGCTCAAGATCAGCTCTGAACCCTATTTTTTGCCCGCCCAGTGCGGGCTTTATTTCGCCTGAAGGAAAGCCATGACTGACCTCATCCTCACTGGCAGCAAAGGTGGCGAGTCCAAGCCACGTCCATCCGTGGAAGCGCCAGACAGCCTGCAAAGCACGGCCTATGCCCGGATTCTCGATCTCGTCAGTGAAGGCGAGATTGTCGGTTTGAAAAACGATAAACGCTCGGTGTTCCTTGATGAAACGCCGTTGGCCAACCAGGACGGTAGCCTCAATTTCAGCGGGGTTACGTTGGATGTGCGTAATGGCAGTCAGGATCAAGCCTACATCCCGGGCTTCCCGGCCGTTGAAAACGAGACGGTGATTGCCACGGCGCTCAAGGCAGATAAACCGTGGTCCAAGTCCATCGAAAATCGGCAGTTGTCGGCAGTACGTGTGCGTCTGTCGGTTTCCCGACTGATGCAGACCAATACGAGCAATGGCGACACTAATGGCTACACGGTGGAGTATGCCATTGATGTTGCCACTGACGGTGGTGCTTTCGAGCAGGTTTTGAAAGCCGCATTCAGTGGCAAAAGCAGTTCTAAATACGAGCGTTCCCATCGTGTCGACTTGCCTGCGGCCAAGATCGGTTGGGTGCTGCGAGTGCGCCGCTTGACGCCGGACTCTACCAGCCAAGCAATTTCCGATGCGACTACGGTTGAGTCCATCACTGACGTCATCGACGCCAAGTTGCGCTACCCCGGCTCGGCCATCATCGGCCTGCAATTTGATGCTTCCCAATTCCAGTCGATTCCCGCGCGCTCCTTCGAACTGCGTGGCCGGATCATCAAGGTACCGAGCAACTACGACCCGCAAACCCGCACCTACAGCGGCGTGTGGGACGGCACCTTCAAATCTGCCTGGACCGACAACCCGGCCTGGATCTACTACGACC